TATTTTTCCTGTAGCCAAATCATTAAATTTTTTTGCAATAATTCTGTGGTGCGCACCTTCAATGAACTCGGGCCACGTACATTTGACAAAGGACATAAAGTCTTCTCTTGCTTTATTTTGTATTTTTTTCTCCGCATGCATTACTTGCAGCGTTTTAAATTCTCTTCTTATATCAGCAGGTAATTTACTTATGTCTATCTGGTTTAAATTCATAAAAATTTTTTATAATTTTTTTTGCATCAATATAGATGTTCATAATGAATTTAACAGCTTTAACTCTCTAAATCAAGCAATTCAACCCAAAGTTGTGGGACCCCTATTATATAAAGGGTGTACGGGGTATCTTAAATTAATCTAGTTTGGGATTGGGTTTGGTACCTCTATTGAATGTGAGTGGGTGAGTGTGTGTCCAACAGGACACACACAGTTTGTGTTCTTTAATCTAATAAGACCATGTAAGCCTCAGCATTGTGCTGTCTAAAGTAGTCTAAGTCTGCACGTACTTTGTCCCACAACTTAGAGTCGCCTGCTGATTTACCAGGCTCCTTGTCTTCTAATGTTGCACCTAATTCATTAATGAATATCCTGTCATGAATGACAGACTCTTCCTTGGTTAACATAATAGACTCGCCACTAAATCTATTCTTACGTTCTTCTGTTTTCTCTGTTGAGTTTTTTCTGTTACTTATTGTTGTCATATGTCCTTTCTTGTTAATAGGATAATCCTACTCTAGTTCGGTCCTATTGTCAACCCTTTCAATTTGATAATATCCACCCCAACTATTTTCGGTCTTTACTTTCTCATAACCACCACTCTCTCGTCTGTGTCTTATAAACTCAATCGGTCGACCATGTTCAATGTTTTCCATATGCTCATTTAACCAATCATGCTCACAACTTTGACTACAAAAATATCTACTTCGTTTGCACCAAGGTGCGTCGTGGTCCATTGTTAAGTTTGCATAACGACCTCGGACCACACCTCTAGATTTTAAAAACCTATCATTTGTAGTTTTAGTATGGCACGTTGGCCCTTGACAAAAATGTTTGTTAGGCATTTTTATTCTCCTTTATTCTTTCTTCTGTAATAATTCCAATATTACCTTGGTCATCATTATCTCCCTCGGTCATTTGAAACCTTGCCAAGATTTTGGCATGGCTTTCTAGTGCGTTCTCTAAAGTTTTAATTCTGTCCTCTAGATATTTAAACTTGTTGCGTTGCAACATTGCGTCTTTGTTTCTGTCTATTGTTTCAAAGTGTAGTTCATTCATTTCAGCCATTATTTTTATCTCTCCATTTCTCATCTTGTCTTATTTTTTCATTTTGTTCATCAATCAAATCTTGTGTGCCATTGGCTAACCAACAGCCAATACACATTATCATTGCTGTTCCAAACATTAATATAAATCCTAATATCATATCCATTATAACCTCACTTTCCAACTGCCTTTGGCAGTTCTATATCCGTCAGCGTCCATATCAAAGTATGTCATTAATTTGTCGCCAACTTTAGAAGTCCAATATCTACACTTCTCGTCCCATTTGCCTTGTCTTGTTATGTGTTTTTTATCCTTATTAGAATAATAAGTGATTTTAAATTGTGTGTTGTTTTCCATGTTATTTCTTCTTTCTGTTATGTGTGGGAGTATATAGGAACACTCCCACATTGTCAAACCTTAATTTAGACTTTCTTCGTATTGTTTTCTTGCCAATATTTTTGCCTCTCTTGATTGATTTTTATTCTTCATGCCTTTAATCATACTTGCAAGATTGCTTGGATTGTAGATTGTAAGACCAGTTGAGTTAGTTCTGATTAGTTCTGCCTCATCAACTTGTATTCCAAGTTCAGTAGCAAGTTCTATTCCCTCACTCAAATAACGATATGCTTTCAATCCAATTTTTAACTGATCGCATTGTTTAACAATCGTATCAATCCATGTTTGGTGTTTCGCAACTAGATTGCCTTTAGCAATTCGCCACTCCTCAAATTTAGAGTATTCGTCTTTAGTACAAGCAATAGCACGTGAACGACAATAAGATGTTCCAATAACATCAAGATAAAATGGTGCATTGAAATCTTTTGACATACCAATTTCATCACTACCACCACTATATCCAAGTGCTTTCATACACTCATCAACATGTTTTGTTTTGTGTGGGTTATCTTTGTTTTCATTTTGTTGTGCATAGATATCTGGATTTAAGTCTTTTTCTTTTAGTTCTTCTCGGTAATATGCAACAGCAAATTTCTTGCCCTCACTATCCCCATACTCACTACCATTTAGATTGCCAAACAAACCAAAATCAAAGTGTGATTTAGTTTCTTTTATATCTCCGTCTTCGTCAGTATCTTCGTTGTGTGCAAAGTAAAAGCATTTATCTTTTGCTACAACATCACAAGGTTGACCATATTTCTTTTTAAATGTTCTAAGTGTTGCAACATCTTCTATTGGATATGATCTCTCAACTACTTCTTTTGCTAACGCACTCGCACTTTGATATTGCTCGTCAACATATTCTCTTGATTGAAGATATAATTCTCTCTCTTGAGTATCTTCATTTTCAAACGTGTGTTTGATCTTATTAAAGAGTTTGTTTCGCAACTCGGTGTTCATTCTTATTTTTTGCATTTTGTCCTTTCTGTTTTTTATTTGCATTTAATTTGTTTTACTACTTGACAATAGGATAGTCAAGTATTATATTTGATTTACTCTAAACAAGTAGAGATCATTAGCAAGGTTTTACTAGACCTACTTCCTTGCTACTGATCCCTGATCCATAGGGTTATGCTCACGGAGGCAATAGCCTTGACGGTTGACAAAGTTGCAACTTACCTATGGATCTGGGATCAGTCATTGTTGACTGTGAGAATAAACACTAGAACACGGCGTGCGCTTACTGGATTAGGCCCCCAGCGATTGTGGTAATCAAATGTGCTCCACACCCCGCGTAGCATAGTGACTGATCATTATTTGCTGGACCCAGAGGGTGTACTAATTCCGGACAGCCTGGGTCCTGCTAATAATTGCCAGTTTAGAATGATTCTAAAAATCATTCTAAAGAAGAAAGAGTAAAGCGCCAAGCTTCAAGCACCAAGCTTCAAGCTTGACAGCTGGTGTAGGATATGATAGGATGAATTTAGAAAGGAATAATTATGAAACTAAAGATTAATTTTGAATGGAGAAAAAAGAACGAACCGGACTTAAATCCGGAGTTCTTGGTGAAGACAGCCCTGAAGGCTGCTGGCTACCACGTTGGACACATCGAGGTCCAGGGTGTATGGGACGAAGACAAACCAGCGACAGCTCAGGGACCATGGGATGAAACGCGGCTGCCACATGAAATGGTGGCCAAATGAGTAGACGTCCCGGATTACCAATGGCCAAAGTTTATCTTGGCCATGCTCGCTGGCTCGAGGCTCAGGGTCCAAGCTACAAGCAACAAGCTTCAAGCTGCAAGCGCCAAGCTTTAGAGTTGACAAGACAGAATTACAATGTTATTGTATCCTATAAACTAAAGGAGAAAGATAAATGCTAGTTAAAGACGCTTTAAAAATTACAGACTCGTTCACTAAGACCAGCAAGATGCCCGGGCTCAGTTACTCACTTCCAGCGTGGGAGTGTAAGACCGGATGGAAGTTGTCCAAGGTCCCTGGCACGCCGTGCTTTTTCTGTTATGCTAAAAAAGGAAATTATACACGGTACCCGGCCATCAAGGCGGCGCAATACAGACGCCTGGATGCAATTAACCATCCGCAATGGGTCGAGGCTATGGCTGCAAGAATTAAAAAGATTAAATGGTTTAGATGGCATGACGCCGGCGACGTCCAATCAAAAGAACATATGCAAAAAATTATAGAAGTATGTAAGCTCACACCGGACACGAAGCACTGGCTGCCAACACAAGAGCGCCAGTTCCTGCCAGCTCCTGAAGAGGTTCCGGCAAATCTTGTTATAAGATTATCAAGATCCAAGATCGATGGCCCCAGCTCCAGCGCCTGGAGTCATGAGTCAGGTGTTACGACTGGTGAAGCACGGACCTGTCCAGCTCCGGATCAAAAAGGAAAATGCAACGACTGCAGAAAATGCTGGGATAAAGAAGTTCAAACTGTTATATATGGAAAACATTAAAACTAGATATACATTTGTTTATAGATCCAGGGACGGGCATTATATGCGCCCTGAATCATTTTTAAATATTAATAAAGGCCGGACGCTGTCAAGCAGCCAGCTCAGGCTCTTAGGCATAACCAAGGTAAAATTAAAAGATGCACGAATTTAAACACCCAAAATATTATAAAGAATTACGATCGATACGTAATAAACTGGATCAGGTCATTAGCAAAAGTTCTCACGACGGTGAGTCAGAGCGTGCACCTGGTCCGGGCCTTAAGCCACAAGCTTCAAGCGCCAAGCCTCAAGCTCCAAGCTCCGATAAAAATTTATAACAAGCGTCAAGCCCCAAGCTGCAAGCTTCAAGCTCCAAGCCGCAAGCTTCAAGCTCCATGATTCGTGAGCCTTGGTACATTTGAAAACGATTCACGGATCTCGGACCGAGGGCCTCGGCTAGTATGAATGTGTTGTGTGGATGCTTAATATGAAACGCAATTTGATGCGGACTGAAACGCAATTTAGAACTCTTTGTGACTTTTAATTCAATAGTGAAAAAGTGGCCATTAGTATTGCAAACTAATAGATCAGGAGTGCCAAGTAAGCTAATATTTTCAAGCCTTGTAAACGAAAACTGAGGCCAAGCTTTACGTAATTTTTGGTATAGTTTAGCCTCTGGTCCCACTTACTTTTTTGAAGTAACAGTGTCTTTATTATCCGTAGGTTTAACTACACTATTTTTACTTGATGTTAGCGATGCTAACATACCTATAATTGAAGCAACTTCTCCGTATGGTCTTGTCCATAAATATTGCAACAATTGTTTTCTTTTTTCTTCGGTTAGTTCAAACATTTTTCTCCTTCCTATGTATCTTTCATTAATTTACTATCCAGATGTAATTTTTTTTCAGTCATAGTTTTCATAACTAATCTTATACCTGTCTGACCTATTAATGGATTTTCTTGTACTTCCATTCTTCTTATCTCTTCTAGGAAACCATCTCGTTCAACATAAATTCTAGCAGTGCTAATAGCATTACCTTTTAACTTATCTGTGAACGTACCTAAAAATTGTTGAAGATCTTTAACGAGCATTGTTTCTCATGTTTAAAATATCATCTATTTCTTTTGCTAAACGTTTATTATCTAACTTTAATTCTTGTACTTCTCTAATCTTTACACCCAATAAATCTTTATCTGTTTGATGCATCATAATATAATCTCTCATATTCATTCTCAATTTATCTATAATTTTATCTTTATCATCTAGTCTACGCTCTAAATCTAATGGACCTCTATCATCATTTGTGATAGTAGACTCATTTTCATGACTTATGTCTTCACCATGTTCTTTGTGATTTACATACGTACGTTTATCTTTCATATTGACAATATAGTCATGTTACCTTAAATTGTCAATATGGGAGTTCCAAAAAGATTAACAGAAATGCAAAAAAGATTTGCTGAATATTTAGTATTCAATGAAGGCAGAACTACGGCAAAAGAAGCTGCTCTTGAAGCAGGATATAGTTCTAAAAGAGCAAGACAAGAAGGATCAGAATTACAGAATCCTAGACTATCACCATTAGTAGTACAATACATTGGAGCATTAAGAGAAGAAAAATTAAAGAAATATGAAGTTACCTACGACAAACATGTAGCAGAACTTGGTAAAATTAGAGAGGCAGCTTTAAAGAAGAATGCTTTTTCCGCTGCGACCAACGCTGAAAAAAATCGTGGCATGGCTGCAGGATTATATATAGACAGAAAGATAATAAAAACAGGTAAACTAGAGGACCTATCAGAAGAAGAATTAGAATTAAAAATGAAAAAAATACTAGATGACTACGCGCCGATTTTAAATGCAAAGGTTGTTGAGGCATTACCAGAAGAAGTTAATGAATCTTTGTCACCTTCTTCACACAAGAAGTCGGAAACACAGACCTCTCAGAAAAAGTAATAGACCCATCATCATCAACGTCATAGCCAGCAAAAATTCTTACAGTTTCATCATCTTTGCTAAACAACCAACCCTCACTTACAGGTGTTGCTAGTTTCATATTTTTAAACTCACGTTCGGAACCCCAGCCGCCCTCTGTGATGATATCAATCCAATCGATACGCACTCTCTTGTAAGGAAACTTTAATTGCTGCTTTACAGTTTTAGGTTTTTCGTAGCTGTCAATTCTTCTAGATTTTTTTCTGGATTTCATATTTGTATATGTATGTCAAAAGTTTTAAAAAATAAAGTAAAAACAAAACGCTCGCGTGCTGGCAAACCTAGAATTTCACCTAAAGTGACAAAATAATCTGTCACCTTAGACATAAAGTGTCTACCCTAGTGTCTACCCTAAAGTCATATATACCAACACTTCTAGACCAAAGTGACACAAAAGACACTTTTTCTATAGTAGTTTTTATTTTTATTTTTAAAACTTTTACCATACATATACATCAGAGCATTTAGAGTGATTCTAGCCTATAAAAAACACATTATTGCCACATTTCAAACACTTTTCTGCCGTGTTCCCTGGTCCATGTGCCGTGTTGCATGCTTTATGATTTATCTTTTTCAAATTCTTTCAATAAAGTAGATGGATCTACCTTCGCTCTCTCTTTCTCATCATGAATAAGTTCATTGTACATATCTAATCTTTTAAGGAATTTATGTTTATATTTTCTTAATGAAAGTCCCTCTGTTTTGAACTCTTGATAATATAGATCAGGCGTGCATACCATGATAACTCCCTGCTCAATTTTACTTCCGTAGACGTAGTCGTGAGCCATGGCATACGCTGCAATTTGCAAATAATAGTCTTCGATCCATTCTTCCTTCTTTGGTCGATTAGATTGTTTAAAGTCAACCACAGTCTCTTTTGAATTGTGTAAACAGATAAGGTCCGTAGACCCTGCGTAAAGCCCTGGATAATGGAGCATAACTTCCGACCCATAATACTCTTCAACCGGTGTAAGACCCACCTCGATAACTTTGTCGGCCATGGGACGCGCCTCGCATCCGATTGTTGTAAGATCATCGTAGCCAACGCCTTGAATATGAGATTCCAGGAATTTGTGCATAGCTGTCCCCCTACTAGCACTATGGTTTTTGATTCTGTCTGCCTCTTGTTCACCTACTTTAGCCTTCCATTGTTTTATAAAATTTTGGTTTTTTGTAGCGCCTAATACAGTAGTAACGGAAGGAAGTCTATAATTACTTATCTCATAAACTCGTTTTCCAGATTCTTCGTCCGTGATCTGTTTTCCAGTTATATAGTTGTATTTGTTACTTTTTTTTATCATCCCGTTCCTTTTTATTTCTTAAAGATTGTCTGTAACTCTCATCCAACTCATCCTGTTCTTTTTTTAATCTACCTTCTTTTTTTAATTTTTCAATTAGCTTGTGATATTCCTTTATGTCTTTATCACTCATCGTCATTTTGTTTACCAAATATCACTTTCCAATTATCCCTGTATTCATCCGTTGAAGGACGGGATACTCCATCAAATGCAAACCCACTCGTTTTAGTTTTCTTAGGTTTAATGTTTTTACCTTTTTCATCTCCTCTACCTAATTGAGGTTCAATGTATCTTCTACCTTTTTTCATTCTAAGGTCCTCCTAAATATGCCATACCATTAACAGTAGGTTTGTTTTTTGGAACGTACATAGTGTATTTTAAAGTTAATTCTTCTCCAGCTTTTATATTTTTTATAACGGTAATAGTCCATTTATCAAATCCTGGTTTCATTCTAATTTGAATACGATGACAATTGGGTTCTTCGCTATGATTAATAAAACCACCTAAAGGAGTTCTAATTAATAAATTTTCATTTTCTTCGTGGTGAATAGAACTTATTCCAGAGGTGTCTATTCGATAATGCGACTCTCCTAAATTACACCCCACACTTAAATCTCTTGTGGTAAAAACTCCCTGGCCCTCGATGCCTGAGTCTTTAATTATAAGTCCGTCTGGTAAAGGTTTATAATCCATTTTTCTTAACCTCTCTGTATTCGTCCAATGATATTACATTATCTTTCAAAGCAATAGTTGTATAATGCTCGATCACTTGTTGAATTTTTGGTAACTTTGTATGCGCAAACGGCCATATCAAACAACACCCATAATATGCATCTCTAAATGTACATCGCCATCTGTATTGTTTTAAATAAGGTGTACCATCCACTCTTAAACCCTTAACCTTTTTAGGTGTCAGTGTACCAACTCCTAAGACTTCATGAAGCCACATCAAAACAGATCTGTCTGTCATTGTGATCTCCATACTGAGTCTTAGACTATTAGATAATCTATATCCTGGTTTACCTTTATGTTTTTTCTTTTTCTCTATCCCTCGTCTAATATGAATTGAACCTTCACCATCAAACAATCCTGCTATATAAGCTTTGTCTACATCAGGTACCATTTTGTACCACCATTCTTAATACAGTTGAGTAAGGATTAAGATTAAGATCTTTAGTGCAACTTGACATCATCATCTGTAACAAGATTAGTACCATTATCAGTGAAAATAGTTTCGGGCTCATGTACATAAAACTCTCCTTCCGAATCACAATCCCAACATTGATGGACGTGTGGTTCTTCCTTTTCTTTTATTATTTTAACATAGCCATTGCCATTACATGTTGGACAGATAGCTTTGTGTACTCTATACTTTTTTAATTTTTCCATTTAACTTCTTCGCTTTCTCATTTGCAATTGATTCAATGGTCTTACTAATTGATAATTTTGCATCGGGCAATAATACCTTCGACAAAGAGATCAATATCTTATATGTATCATGTGTTAGAGATACATTTCTATATTTAGTTATATCGGTCATGTTTTTTACCTTTCATTTATTAATGATGATAATATAGGAGATTAATTTTAAAAGTCAATGACAAAATTTATATTAATTATGTTTATTTGCAGTAATATTCCTGGAAATCAATGTAAACCTATACCCACTCCTATACAAAATTTTGATACTTATCGTGAATGTGCTCTTTATGGTTATGAATACTCTTTTAATACGTTAAAAAATTTCAGAGTGGATGCGGTTAATGAATATAAAATGTATACTGTGTTTAATTGTAAAGAAAATCAGAGTATTTGACAATGTGTCTAAATTGTGTTAGGGCTTTAGTTCTCACCACAATAACCTATCCATCACTCTCTCTTTGGATAGGTGTTTATTCATATCAAACCGGCTGCTTTCCGTCGACGTACTAACAGCCAGCCAAACTCCAGGTCCCTACCCTTGCAGGTCATCGGTAACGTACAGGGAAATGCCATTGGCAAGATTTGGACGCCCTTGAGCTTTCAATTCTATCTACACATACAGCCGATCCAGTTTCCACTGCCATCGTTCATTATATGTAAGTTCAGAGTATCTACATACCCTGTTAACTTTAATCTTAATATATCGCACAAATCAAAACAATCAACTTCAGCAGTTATAACAATGCCTTCCATTATTTTTTTTGTTACCGGTATTAACTGATATAAACCATCGTTAAAAATAATTAATTCCATCAATTCTCTTTTAAGTGATGTTAAACATCATATTTTTTTGTACCGTGAGATATTATTTTATTAATACTAGGTGCCTTTAATTCTAATTTAGCGTAAGGTTTCCAGGCTTTACATATTAGATTAAGTTCTAGTATTAGATCTGACCATTGTTTTGAACTAATATCTTTACTGGTTATGGTTAGTTTTTTCACTCTTCCATCCTTCTTATTGTTACGACGTAGTTTTCTCCTTTATACATAACATCGATATCTCTTTCTGGATTCTTATCCATCCACATACCTCTACCAATTTCACGTATACTTCTATGCTTATCAATAAAGTTTTCGAATATTTTACTAAGTTTTAATATATTCATAATCGTTTACTCTCTTTCTTTTATTTTTTACTTTTGTCACTTTCATTGTTGCAGAACTAAATGTATCTGAGTTTACATAATTTAATGGCATCAAAGTTATTTTATTTTTAAATACTGGTTTTGTAAATTCCACTATTTTTTTCCACTTGTTTGCCGTTTGTTTATTATGAAATGGACCCCAAGAAGTCATACATTTATTTAGTGTAGCTGTTATTATATACATTATATCCCCATCTCCTCTCTTTCTTTAATAGTAGGTCCTCGATAATTCTTCATCATTTCAAGATCAATTTTATCGAATCTTTTTACTTGATTATAAACCCTTGAATGTGAGCCAGGATTTAAAGTTGATGCTATTAAAAACATTGCGATCTCTTTTCTTTCATATTCATCAAGATCCCATAAGTCTGCTAATAACTCTTTTTGTTTTTTATTAAACGTTGGTATTCTCATTTTTTCCTTTCGTTGCTTTCATGTCTTATATATAGGATATCAGAGGATGTTTGTCAACCCTGTCCTTTGTATCTTGTCTGTTTTTTTTGGCGTTTTTCTGATTTATTTTGACTTTTTTTATGTTTTCGAGGTCCTCTTTTCTTAGGTTTATCACGAGGAGTGAAGAATTTAAAGCTTTGTTTGGCCACTAATTACAGTCTTTGCAATTTATCCGATGAAGTCATAACTGGAAGATAGCTAATTTTACCATTAATATGTTGTTTTAAATCACTACCACAGGTTGTACATCTAAAATGGTCGGATGCAAGACTTACCAATACTGCATTTTGTTCACAAGTTGGACATTGGCCTGTAACTACTTCAGTTTTAAACTTAACATATTTGTGAGGCATTAGTTTGATAATGGATTTTTTGTGCTAACCTTTATCTCTTCTATTTGTACTTTTAATAATTCTATTTCTTTTTTATTTATTTGACTAATAGTATGACCATGCTCAGTATCATGTGTATGTTCTACTACGTCATGACTGTGAGATGTATCTGCATTTTCTAAAGTTGAAACTTTTTCTTCAAGTACAGCTATTTGTGAAGAATAATCTGCCGACTCTCTAGACTCTAATACATCTATTTTAGTCATAACCTCACCATACTTAATGAAACCGCCGCCAATTGCTGCAATGACTCCGAGCAATGCTGCGACTCCTGCTAATTGACCTTTAATTTTATCCATTAGGAATTTTTATCGTAAGCTCTACCACCACCTCTTAGTGCTAGTTTAAGTCTTCCCGGTCCTTTACTAGTTAAAGTTTTTAAACCTTTTGTTGCAGCGTCCATTTCTTCAGCTGTTTTAAAATCTCCTATTATTCCTTTAAATTTAGATTTCATTGTATCTACAACTCTTTCTTTTTCCATAGGAGATCTTTTTCTTCTAGAAAAAGTTTTTGTTTCAGAATTTACATTTTTCAATACTTTTTTTAATTTTTCACGAAGAGTAGGTTGATTTGCTTTTCGTTTAGCAAACTTTTTTTTACTTTCTTCAGTTTGTGCATAAAAAGGTTTAGTCATTTCCACCACCTTTTTTACCCAGATCTGATAGTGTTTTTGGTGCTTTTCTTGCTTTAGCCATTTTTTAATACCTCTAGTTCTATTAAAAGCTGTTGTTTTCTGGAGTTAATCTCCATAAGTTTTTTTGCTTTAATCTCGATCTTATCATTTTGAATATAACTTGCAAGAGTCTTTTCTGCATAAATTAATCTATTATCTATGAGATTTAATTGGTCTAAATATATGTCTTTTGGTGCATAAAATGCAACATTATACGAGTCTAATGATAACTGATCACTTACCATTGCATCCATTTTTATTAAATTTTTAAGTTGTAGATTCTTTAATGGGTTTTTAATCTTTTCATCAACTTTAGCCATAACTTTTTCTAATTTAGGTTTGACCGTTTCTTTCGATTGTACTTTTTTTTGTTTGGTATTATTTTGTTTTGAAACAACGGATGTTGTAGCAGTTTCGCTAGCAGATTCTTTTTCTTCGGGTTCTTCTTTCTCATTTTTTGCTTCTACCATAGATGTTTTCTCTTGAACAGTTTCTTTTTTTTCTTCAGGTGGTGCAGTTTCCATTTTGCTTGGTCCGGGTTCCGTGTTCCCTGGCTCTTCTTCCTTTGCTGGTGCTTCTTCAATCATAGCTTTAGGTTCTTCAGGAGGCTCTTCCATAGTAGATGTAGATACTTCCTCTATCATCTCATTAAAAGGCATTTCTTCTTTTACCATTTGAACCATTTCTTCTTTCAATGTTTCAATAGGCATCTCTTCCATGACAGGAGCAAACATTTCTTCTACCATTGGTGATTCCATCAGGATGGCTCCAGTTGAAGTAGAAGCTACTTCAATCGTTATACCTGTTGATTCTATATTAAGTTCGACTCTAGAACCTTCTTCTAATTTACCTGATGCAAAAAACTCTTCTTCTATTATAGACTCTAGTCCAGATATAATGTCATAGATTTCATTCTCTGTAAGCTCTGTTGTATTTAAAGCTTCATTAATAACTGCTATCTCTTGTGTAGATAAAGCTTCATGATCATCTGTTGGAAAATCTAATAATAACTCAGCTCCTAATAAATTAGGTCCTCGAAGTGCGGACGTACTTAAAGATCCATCAAATCCTTGCCAGTACCATTCATAAGATGCCCCACCAGTACCATTCCAAGTTAGACTATCTTCAAACTTTGCACTGTTTCCATAATAACCTGCATCATTGAGTCTTGTAGTTGTCATGTCAGCTAATGTATTCCCATCAGCGTCTTTAATTTTTAAATGGAGAACATAACTGTCATTAGCACCAGTTGATTGACCACAACTAAAAGAACTGGACCCATCCTCACAGTTTTGAACTGAGAAATAAGAATTTAATATTATTCCCCCATCTAATTTGTTTTGTGTTGCAGTATAGGTTGTGCCAGACTCAACACCTGTTACTCCAACTAAAGTATCATCAGCTGATACTTTCATATCACGACTTGACTCTAATTCTCCACTAAATGCTCTACCACAATGGCCGTTGATTGTTGTGCCACAGGTTATGGTAAACCCATTATGAGTTGAGTTATTTGATAGATTGCCTGTGCCTGAGTTTACACCATCTAAATTATGGCTATCTAGACTTGATGATGTTGTTCCTGCGTTTGGTAATATGTTGGTAGATGTAGCAGTATCATTTTCTGCTTTAGCTGAAAGTATTATTAATGTTAGTATTAAGAATGCGTATAACCACCTCATTTTAATATGAGTTTAAGAATTGATTTCTCACCTAGATAAATTTCGGTCTCTGCCATAGACTTTATGCACTGGTATTGTATGTGTTTTTTAGAATCACGCATTGCAATTCTTTTACCTTTTAAACAATCTGACATAGAGTCTTGTATTCTATGTTCTTTTATTTCTCCGTTAACTATCATTAAAAGTGCTATTACCATTTCTGTCATTAATGTGCTCCGTTACCGTTTGCTCTTACTTTGTCTTTTAAATCTTCTATATCATTTAATGCTTTTTCTAATTGATCTCTTAAAAATTCTATATTAACTTTGTTAGTCATATTCATCTCTTGAGTCTCTTCCATTTTCTCAACAGACTTATAAAGATCTTCTAATAAAAAATGTTGCTCCTGGTCCACGGGCACCTGTTCACTTTTTTTTAATAAATCATTTTCAAACAGCTCACGTGAAGTCTCTAACGATACCAACCTCGAAGTCAGCTCTGTATATCCGAGCACGCCCATTGCGACGAGCACGATCAGGCTAGCTACCGTCTTCATTGGCATCTGCACAGCAGCTGATTCAGATATGTTAAGTGGTTTATTACTCATTTCTTTTTTCTCATGTAATGTTTAGATGGTTCATAATCCCATCTTTTACCGTGATGACCTCTTAAGTCTGCATACCACATTCTTAATTTTACTATCCATTTACGTACAGGTCTAGGCATTTTTATCTAACATTTGGTTTCTTTAATGGTATTATTTCTATTTTAATTTCTTTATCCATTTTTTCTAATTCTTTTGTCATTTTAGCTTCTTCTTTTAATCTAAGTTTTTCTGCTCTCTTATCAGCTTTTTCTCTGTCTTTAATACGTTTAATATATGTTTTATAATCTGGTCTTTCATGACCATATTTAGACCACAATGCCATAGCTTCAGCTCCAATTTTGCCGTCAATTGGACAGACAGTGCCCGCAGAAATCATGCTCTCAAACACGCGCTCATCTTGGCAGAGGATGGCCACGGCTGCTACACGCATACCAAAATCATTTAATATTCTTGCTAGTTTTAATCGTTCACAATTTTTATCAATAAAATGTTTTCCGCCACTGATACCAAAGCCAAATGTTTGAACACCAAGTGATCCACCGACTGCACATACATCTTGTGTCATAGAATTGTATGATGGTGCTGATGCTGTTGGTGGTGCTGATTTTATATTAGAGTTAGATGTAGAATTTGTTGTTGTGCTAGAAGATGATCCGGATTCATATGTGGTTGCTCCACCTGTATACCCACCCTCAATACTTGTGTTTCCGCCGCTAACGTTCGTTTGTGTTTCTGCTGAACGTGCTGGTCCACCAAATAAAGCTAACAGTGTTAACATTATAATTAAGATTGCTGTAAATCTATAGTCCATCTTGGCACTCTCCATTATTGACACGACAAACACTCTTCGTCTTTGTTTTTAGGATCATCACATTGACAATCCTCACAAGTACAAATGCCATAGATATCTGCATGCAGTTCTTCTTGACAATGACATTTGTGATGACATTTTTTACATTTGTTTTTTTCCATATTACTTCGCTGCTTCTCTACAAGTAGGACAAGATTTTTTAAATCTTGTTTTATGTGTATTACAAACAATTTTTTCTATTACTGGTGTTTCCACTTTATCTTCTAATTTTAATGTTTCTTGTTCTTCATTAAAACCTTCCATTAAAAGTTCAGATGTAGTTTTTTCTTTTTTAAAAATTTTGTTCCACAAAGATTTTATCCATTTAATCATTTTTCTTTTCCTCAATTTCATAGAAGTACTTATCAGTATCTTCCGTTTTCCATTTACCTGAGTCTTCTACTTCCCAGTCTGAAGTTTGAACCTTCCAATCTGGAACTTCGTCTCTCACTGTAAATGACGTTATGTCCCACAGGATACGATTGTTAGGTTGTGCTGCATAATTTCCATTCTCTAGAGCGAGAATGTGTGCGCATTTATGTTCATGCGGTATTTCAGAATGATCTGTATCTACTATATTACTCTCTGGGTGCGCCCAGTCAACAGTAAATAAATATTTTCCTCTGTGCCATTTTTTATCCTTACCCCAGTATTTTCCGTTACTTCCGTTGATTAAGTCCCAACTAGTAACAGCAGGATAATAGCTAAAACAATTCCAAAGCTCCAGCTCATCAAGTCGCATCCTAGGAACTTCATCAATTTTAAATCCTCTTTGAATGAAAGCAGAGATTGGTAACCGATAGAATATAGCACCGTTTTCCATAATTGCATGAAAGAGTATAGCACTCCCTGCAATTGATGTAAGGCCAAAGATAATGCAGTCTTCAACTTCTCCATGATGTTTCTTAAGATCGTAAAGATATTCTCTTCTGATCTGAGAATACAGCACAGGAATGTTTGCATTTAGATAGGCCATGCATAAATTATTTTATTAAAGCGATTATTGCGATAACGACTATTGCTATAATAACAGCTTTTTGTTTATTAGCTTTAGCCCATGTTATTATTGTTTTTATATGGTCCATAATTTTCTCCTTGTTTATTTTATTGTACCCCAATTTGGTCCAGATTCATAGTCTACTTTATTAGGAACTTCAAGAGAAACAGCACTTTCCATAATATCTTTTATTTTTTGTGCATGTTCTGGTGATTCAACAGATATATCAAGTTCATCGTGTACTTGTATGTGTGGTATAATTCCCTCTTTATATAACTCTATCATTGCCTTCTTTGTCATGTCAGCTGCTGATCCTTGTATTAATTTGTTTAATGCTTTGTAAGTATATGCACGTTTGATCCCTGGTCCGTGTTCCATAAGTGCTGCTTCATGAGACAATGCTTTATGAATTCCGAATTGATTAGGTTCCCACAAATGAAACCTACACAAACGTCCAAGTAGTGTTCTAACTTGACCTCGATCTTGTGCTCGACTACTAACATTATCCATCAGTTGTTTTACGAATGGAACTTTATTATGATAATGTCTAAATAGTTCATTAGCTTTATCTTTACTAACACCTAACTCTGCTTGTAATTTATTTTTACCCATACCATAGAACAGACCAAGATTTATTGTCTTGGCCTGTGATCTAGGTATATCCGCCATCTCAGCAACGATCGTATGAAAATCCGCATCACCTTCGTGATATGCGTCCAATACATCGCCCACTCCATAAAGATTCTGTAAAGCTGCATAATGCACTACCAGCCTAGGCTCTTGCTGTGAATAGTCAAAACAACCCCATGTATGCCCTTCCTCAGGCACAAATAGAGCCCTGATCCGTGGTCCGAGATCCTTGTTTCTTGCTGGAATCTGTTGAAGGTTAGGATTAGAATATGAAAATCTTCCTGTCACAGTTCCGCCATTATCTGATCTAAGTTGATTTATATCTGCATGAATTCTTCCTTTATGAGAATGCTTGAGTATGGTATCAATGAACGTGGTATGGGCTTTATTTATTTCACGGGCCTGAGCTATTTGTTTCACCACTGGATGTGGGTGATTTTGTAAAAAATTTTTAGTAAAGGAAGGTGCCGATGTTTTCTCAGTTCTATCGTAGTTTAGTTTCAATTTATCAAAAACTTGTGCAATGCTTCTTGCAGCCCATATTTGAGTGTCTACTCCTGTTTCTTTTTTTATTTCTAGGAGTAACATATCTTCTTGTGATGCTAGCTCTTGCTTTAATTTATGAGCTGCTTCAACGTCTACGCATACTCCCTTAAATTTCATATCAATTAAACAAGGAAACAATTCCGTTTCCATATTCATGATTGAATTTATATCTTGATGATCTATTTCTTTTTTAAGTTCTTGCCAAAGTGCTAATGTTATCTCTGCATCTTTTTCTGCGTATGCACCAACATAAATCGCAGGTAGTTTATACATTTCTGCCTTGGGGTCAACCCCCCAACTTTTTGCTGCTTCATATAATTCTGTTTCATTTTTTCCTTTTCCAGTGTATCGTTTAGCACAATTGTTTAAGTCATAGCGCATTTGATTTTCATCAACTAGGGCCGATGCAATCATCGTGTCTACAATTTTTCCGCTGATACTTAAACCTAACGCGCGTATCCAACACACGTCATACATGGCGTTGTGAAATATCTTTGTAGAAGGTAAATTTAATATGTCTTGAAACCATTTAAGGACCATTTTACGATCCATATTACCACCCCCTTCATGTGCAATCGGATAATAAGCACACCAACCTTTAACAGCTACAGCTATTCCAGTAACGTCTCCTTTACCTGTGACTGAACCTGAACCCATTTTTATTAAATCTGGATCTTTAGTTTCTAAGTCAATTGCAATTTCATCATAACCAGATAACTCTGGAAAATTTTCTGGCGGTAGCCATTCTGTTTGTGGTTTAAATAGTGGTATCTGCATCATAATCCCTTTCAATAATCATTTCTATAAAGTGAATTGCTTTTAATAAGTCTTCTTTCTTTCCCTTGTGAGGATGTCTACAAATATATTTAATTGCACATCCTTCCGGAAATAACATTTTATTTTCTATTACAAATTTACTGGGCTGAATCTTAAATCCTTGGTAGTGAGATCCTGCAATTTGTTTGTCGTATGCACTCATAGTATATATCCTTTTTCATATTTTTTTGGTTCTATTATATGTAAATTTTCTTTTGTTCGTGTCGCACCTACATAGAATAATCTATTCTCGTCATCTGGATTTCTTTCATAGCCCTTCAAAGTATTTTCTGTAAGATCTGTTAACAACACAACGTTTTCAGACTCGCCACCTTTTGCACCATGTATGGTTGACAGTTCTATTCTTGGTTTCTCATTTAACTTCTCTCCATTTTTTCTCATTTTTCTTAAATAATCTACTTTAGTTTGCCCTGCATCATCAAATGCTTCAAACCAAACTGTTTTAATTTGAAGACCATAGTCACGTACTAATTGATCTATTCCGTAAAAAGATTCTTTGGCCATACCTTTTATTTTTTTCTTATGCCAATTTTTAGATGTCATTTGTTTAGATATGTTTTCTATCTGTTTAAAATTTACTAATTGTCCTTGTCTTAAATGTTCCCATGCTGTAGCTGCTTCGTGTAAATCTTTTTCTGTACTTCTTCTGTATTTAGAAGTGTAGTAAAGTCCACGTCTATATAAAGATTCTTCTAATTCTTTTAATAAATGTTTTGTTCTAGCCAACACCAGCCATTCTCCAGAGGACATATTAATTGTGTCTGCTGTGTAGTGTCTATGTAATGTGCCTTGATTAATTTTAGGTTGCCAGGTCTTATCTATCCTGTTTCTAATTCTATTAATTATACCCATTGCAACGCCATGTATTTTAGCAGGTATTCTATAAGACTGTGTTAGTGGTAAATATTGTCCTTGTAATGCTATAAAAGAATCTACATCTGCACCAGCCCATTTATATATGGCTTGATCATCATCCCCTGCAATAAAAGAATCAGTTGTTTTATTCCAAATAGTTTTTGCCATGTCCCATTGCATTAGTGACAAATCTTGTGCTTCATCAATAAACACTACATCAAAATTTGGTGACTTATCTGATTTTGTAAAATCTAAAATCATGTCATTAAAATCTATTAAGTTATATTCTTTTTTGTATCTTGCTAATTCATTTGCAATAATTTTTAATGTACTTCTTTCAAGATCTTGTGTGTGTTCGTTTAAATCAAACTGTTGCTCTGGTGTTATATTTCTAAGTTGTGCTAATTGTATTATTCTTAAATATTCACTATCAGAATTAAATATACTTCCTTGATCCTCTTGGTGATCTGCATACGTTACAGGAAAACCTAACTTCGCGCCTAAATCTTTGTAATGTCTTTGTTGCATAACTTGATCTTTTTTTATTCCAAGTCTTCTAAAAGCTAATGAATGTAGTGTTCTAAAATATGGAAGATCATCTTCTGTTAAATTAAATTTTTTAATTGCTCTGTCTCTTGCTTCGTGTGCAGCTTTCTGTGTAAATGCAAAGTAACCAATTTTATCAGGATCTGTTTTTTTTAAATAATCATCAACTTTATTTAATAAAGTTGTAGTTTTACCTGTACCCGGTGGTCCTAATACAATCGTTCTCATTAATATGGATCTTTCGGTTTTAATTCTTTTTGATTATAATTATCTTCTTTTTTATCAAACTGTTTAACCATAAATACAGATGTTCTTTCTTTACCAATACGCTTGTCATCACAATTACATGTTTCTTTTAACATTTGTGCTGTACGTGAGTATGGTACGTCCCAACGTTTTCTAATTAAAAACTGATTATAAAACTTATCAAATATAAAATGATGATAACCCTCTTTAGTTAATACACCCCCACGTTTTAAATCTTTTATATCAGAACCTATGTGTCTATCTAAACAAAACTCTTCTAAATGATTTTGTAGTTGATCTTGTGTAGTCACACCTTCTGGTGGTTCTACAGGTTCGTGGTTCTTCATCAATGGGTTTATTATCATGTCCCAGTCTTTTGGTTTTACTGTTGGTGGTTTAAAATCTAGTTGTTCCATACACGCTTCTTGAAACAAATTTTGTTGTTTTAAAAATTTTACATTTTCTAAATGTAATCTTTCACCATCTACGTTTAAATAATAATATGGTTTTTCTAATTTAACTTTTTGTAAATCAGATAATAACGGAAACACAATCTCTTCACCTATTCCATATTTTCTAATTTTACATAATTTTTTATCACACAGATTACACATAGGTGTGTCATTACATTTATAACCCCATTCTTTTTTATCGTGTTGTCTTTTAATAATATCTACTTCTGATTCACTTAAAGGACTTGTAGATGCTGCTATGTTAAACATAGTTAATCTACTCTTCCATTCAGCTGGCCATTTCTTTTTAGCATAAACACCATAATGAAACATTGCATTGTTTCTTCCACCTTCTGGAATTTTATTTATTGCCATTAATTCTATACATGGTGGCGCATCTGAATATTCTGTTACAGGTCTTTCTATTTTTATTTTATGTAGTTGTTGTGGTGTTTGTTTATTTCTTTCATATAATCCAAAAAAACCGTCTATACTAGCAGCTTCCCCGTTTTCGAGAAAGGCATATCTTGTTGTTTTGGTGTAATTAAAATATGGTAAATTTAAAAAATTTCCTGTATCATCTTGTGATTTTAATTTAATTTGTTTTGGAAATACTTCTGATCCGCCATAACCTAACACGGTTTTAATTTCTGTTAACTTATCTCTCATTAATTCTGCTTCAACAGGTTCTTCTATAAACAAAAATACATGAGCACCACCACTTTTAGACCTACAAACAACTAAGGGTAGTTTTGCTTCTTTAATTTTATCTATTAATTTTTTGTGATCAAAACCTGCATATGAGTCTATGTCTATACAACCCCATATACATTTATTATCATCTCTAATTGGAATAATTCCAAGACTTTGTTTACCTTCTAAGTGATCTTGCCACAATTGAGGTATAACTGGTTGTCTACGTACAAACGATTGGCCCTTAACTTTAACTCCATTTTCTGTAACAGGGGCAATGTTAGTGCAACCATGCGCACGTTCTAATCCTTTAAATATATTTATAAATTTCTCTATCATATTTTTTTAATTGGGCGTTTTCACTCTCGCTTCCACGCCCAACTCCTAGGATTTTATTAGTAAGGTGCTTTTTCCTTAGATTCGTCAGATCCGTGTTTAACTTTTACTTCACCCTTGCTATTTTTTTCAGCAAAGCTTTTAGCAATTTCGTAAACACCTTTATCTGTAACCGGACCAACCTTAGATACATCCCATCCAAACCATGTTCCTTTGTCATTCGACATTTGAACAGTCTTTAGATTATAAATGTGGCTATATGTTGGTGGTGTGAATAAGCCGTTTTTACCTTGTAGCTTAAGACCCATCATGATTGAGTTCCATTTACGACTAATCTTTAATTGAGTAGCCTTCATAGATATCAATGCTGTTGATGGACTTTTACCCATAAGAATCACAAAGTGATTAGCAGTGTTTTCCAGATAATTACCATTAGGTAATCTGTCCTTCCAAGATTTATCACGAGTAGTTGTACTCATAATATCACTTTCTGCACTATGGATTGCTACAGGAGCATTTCCAGATTGACCTCTGTCTTGCCATTCGACATATTGTCTTTCATAATGGACTGGTATAACATTTATACCTTTGTCTCCATCATAAAGCTCTTTGGTCACGCTGTTTACAATCATTCCAGGTTCTGCACCATTAATAAACTTGGCATTCTGTTTATTAACTTCCGGAGATAATTGTCCTAAAACTTTCAGAAATGGTAATGCAAGATCTTCTTGCGTCATATTCTGAGAGCCCGCATTTGCATCAGCTTCGAATGAATTCGTAGACAATGCTCCTGCTTCTTCTTTTACTTGTACTTGGTTCATGTTTATTGTTTCCTTTTTATTGTTGTTTTATTTCCAACGAATACGTTGAAAAGTTCCGTTGGCATTTCTTTACCTGCCTCAATACGCTCACGGACTAACGCTTTGAGAGTCATAGGCTCAACCTTCAACTTTTGTGTCGGTTGATAACCTTGACTCTCTGCAAGAACAGCATAATCAGCTGCCTTGTTATCTTCGTTTCGTCCAAAGGACACGGATATCTCGTTTTTGATTATATCCCCTAGATTATTTTCACGAAGCCAGTTAAACGCCGCTTCTCTATTTGCTATAGTGATGTTGGCGCTATAATTTGGTTTAACATCTACTGAAGAACCATCCATAAGCTTTAAATGAGATAAACCCATTTCAGCCATCATAGTCGGAATTACTTCTCCAGATAAATGTTCAAAATCTTTTTTCTTTTCTTTTAAATCATCTTCTTGTTTTTTTATTTGTGTTTGAAGATTTTCTAATCTTTCTACTTGATCTGCTAACGACCTAATGTTGTCTGTTTTTTGCAAAACATTTGCTCTATCTGTTTCAAAATCAATCATCTATCTTTCCTCTTTCATATAAGTTAATTTCAATAGGATAATATTGTCTTTCTTGCTTATCCCATTTTAATAATCTGTATTTACCATTTGTCATGTCAGAAACTATAGAACATGCAACACCTATAATAGCAGGATCACCAGTCAATAATAAATAATCTTCTGTCGTAAAATCTTTTAATGCTTTTCTTAATTTAAAAATTAACGGACCAGGAGAAAATATTATTTGTGAAAATTCTGGTAATAAGAATTCAAACTTACCATATTTAGCTGCCCCCATAATATTAATTTTAGGTGCACCTGATTGAGTACCAGCAACTTCTTGTATTACATAAACTGTATTTTCTTTCATACTTGACAATATAGTTATAAATGTTATGTTGTCAACTAGAAAGAAGAAAAATTATGAACTATAAATTTAAAACAAAACCATACGCTCATCAAATGACTGCGTTAGAAAAGTCATGGAACAGAGAAACTTATGCCTATTTTATGGAAATGGGTACAGGTAAAACAAAAGTATTGATTGATAACGCTGCTATGCTTTATGATAAAGGCAAAATTAATGGTGCCTTAATTGTAGCTCCTAAAGGTGTTGTTGGCACTTGGTATAGTAATGAATTGCCTACACATTTACCAGACCACATAGAAAATGTGTCTGTATTATGGCAAGCTAATATTTTTAAAAAACAACAAGAAAAATTAGAAACGTTATATGAAATAGAGACAGCTTTACATATTTTAATTATGAATGTTGAAGCTTTTAGTACAACTAAAGGTGTTGATTTTGCCAAGAAATTTTTATCATGTCATGATACTTTAATGGCTATTGATGAGTCTACTACTATTAAAACACCTTCTGCAAAAAGAACTAAAAACATTTTAGCATTAGCTAAAGAAGCTAAATATAGAAGAATAATGACGGGTTCTCCGGTCACAAAAAATCCATTAGATTTATATTCTCAATGTTATTTTTTAAGTCCGTGGTCCTTAGACTTTTCTTCATATTATGCATTTAGAAATAGATACGCAGAAATGAAAACATTACACATGCATGGTAGACAAATACAGGTTGTTAATGGTTTTAAAAATTTGGGTGAATTATCTGATAAAATTAAAGATTTTTCTTATCGTGTATTAAAAGAAGATTGCCTAGATTTACCTGATAAAATATTTATTAAACGTCAAATTACTTTGTCACCAGATCAAAAAAAACTTTATGATCAAATGAAAAAACAAGCATTAGCTATTCTTAATGGTAAGCAAAGTACAACTGTAAACGCATTAACTCAATTAATGAGATTACATCAAATTACTTGTGGTCATTTTACTGATGATAATGGTGGAACTCAACCTATTGAAAATAATAGAATAAGTGAACTTATGGATGTGCTTGAAGATGTTGAAGGTAAAGCCATTATATGGGCTCACTATCAATATGATATTAATCAAATTATCAAAGCTGTGGTAGCAAAATATGGTCCGGGGTCCGTGGTTGACTATTTTGGATTAACGCCAAAAGATGAAAGACAAGACAATATTAAGCGTTTTCAGGATGACCCTAAGTGCCGGTTTTTTGTTGGAACGCCCTCTACGGGCGGCTATGGGATAACTTTAACGGCTGCAAACACGGTTATATACTATTCTAACGGATATGACCTAGAGAAGCGATTACAGTCCGAGGACCGTGCTCACCGAATCGGGCAGAAAAAACCTGTGACTTATGTTGATATTAATGCGCAAGATACAGTCGATGAAAAGATTGTTAAGGCTTTAAGAAAGAAAATTAATATTGCTTCTGAAGTATTGGGTGAAGAACTAAAGTCATGGATTTAGTAGGACTATACGCGTAGCGCGCGCAAATTTTCAATTAGAGACTTTGCCACCAGACCATTTCATGTCTGGTAAGCCTTCGGTGTATCGTTTACCATCAAAGGTAAGCACTTGTTTTCTGTTTGATCCTGCTTCGTGATAACTAATATGTATCCAGCCCCCTGTTGGATCGTCTTTGTCGTAAAACTCCATAATCAATTGATCAAAGTCCACGTTATTTTGTAACCAATAAGCTGTCTTAATGTTGGGCACGCCAAATATTTCTAGGTCGACCGCCTGGCCCTTCGCATGCTGCGACGTCTTTTTTGAATTAATTGCTTCACATAACGCTTCACTACGGTAGCCGCTGGTGATGGTCACTGGCTTGTCAAAGTGTGCCCTTAGCGGTTCAAGAACTTCATAACACAGATCACCTAAACTTTTAATCTCACCGGATCCTGGTGTGTTATCAATTCCTTTCCGCGTCGCTGTCATCGACTTGGTCATCTCTTTAAGAGTAAAATGTTTTGAAAGCTGCATATTTTTTTATTGTGAAATTACTAAGGCAAATATAACATATGCCATTCCTGAAATTAATGCACCAACAGACACTAATAGAATACTTTCTACTCTATTAATTTGATGCTCTAGTTTAAGAATCTTATCATGAGTTTGTTTCTGCATAATTCTACACAACTTTTCATGTGATTCTATTTTTTGTAATGCGTTTTTAGTCATTAAGTTCTTCCTGCAATTACTTTTTCTGTTGGTGATAGTAATGCAGTCTCAGTTCTTGTCAAGTTAGTTATTGGATCTTTTTGTTGCATATTATTAGCCATTTGTACAGTTGGTTGTGGTGTCAGTGGTAATGGTGGTGTTTGAACATTAGCACCCCCTCCTCCACCAGCACCTTGATTAGGTATCATTAAACTTGTTTGATTATTAACTGGTATTGTTGGTGCTTTAATTTTATCATAGAAAAATTCTTCATCTAGTCTTTGAAATTTTAGGTCTCTTAGAATATCTCTTAATTCATATTTAGGATAAAAAGAATCTCTATTAATTCTTCTTTTTTTATTAAAGCCTTTTTCTCTTTCACTTTTTTCTATGTCCTCAATTTTACTTTTAAATCTTGATTCACTAAAATTAAGAGGATCAAAATCACCATTTAAAATTTTTCTAATATCTCCTCGTGATATGTTTCTTTTTTTCATTTCTTTTTTAATACTATAATAATCTACACCAAATTTTTGAGCTGTTAGAAAAGCATTATAAATTCTTCTTTGTTCTCTCCAAATATTTCTTTGTATTCTAATAAGCTCTTCTTCAATTTCACCGTTCTCATTATTAGTATTAGTGTCGTACATATCACTTGCTTCAAAAGCTTTACTTCTAATTTTAGAGTAATCATTAATTAAAAAGTCTACAGTTTTATTTACGTCTACTTCATAGGGTTTAATTCCAGTTGCTAAACCCATTAATACATCTTGCATATCATACACTCTTCCTTTATAAGGTATACCTGTATACGCAGAATACATTTGTCTTAGAGTTGTAACAGCTCCTGGTTCTAGTGTGTTATAAAAATACTCCCAAGATTTATTCCATTTTGTTTCATCATCATCTAACTCACTCCAGATTTTTTTTCTAGTTTTAGTAAAGCCTCTTTTTATATCAAGAAAGGCTTCCAGACCAATTGGTGTAGAGATAAAAGGATCAAAGAATTCTCTCACTGGTCCTGCTTCATCAAAAACTAGTCCTATCATAAAGTTAGTTGCATTTTGGTTGTTCAATCTTTTTTGTTGAATAGCATTGTTCAATGCTTCCCAAGGTCTTCTTACATAATCATATGGAAGGACAGTAGAAAGATCGACCATTTTAAATTTACCTTTGACAGCTTTAGTTATGGCTAGTAGTTGTGAATTCTTTTGGTATCCAGGAGCCAAGTTTTGTTGATACTCTTTCATAATGTCTTGAGTTAAACCTGTTAAAGCTCCATATGTTTTCATAATTGCTAAACCTTTAGCTCCTTGTGTAGTAAACATTCCAATCAATCCTCTGTATCCCATCTCTCTTAAGATAGGATCTCCTGATAAAATTTCTTTAGTAGATATATTCATTACATTAAAAGAACCTCTTAAAGTTTCTGCTGGAAAGGCTACAAAGTTTCCAAGTGGAAGGTTTCTTACACCTTTAATAGCTGCTGGTACTTTACTATAGGTTGGCATGGTATTTCTTACATAGTATGCTGATGCTTCTTTGATAGCTTCTGCTAAAGTTTTTTTACTACCATCAGTATTTAATAAATCTAATTCTCGGCCAGCTACTTTAGTAAACCAACTTTGCATTCTTTTTATATCATTTTTTGCATAGTCTTTTAAAAAAGATTTATACCAATTGTAACCATACCATTTCCATACATGGTCACCACCAGCATATAATTTACCCATCAATTCCACGATCCGTGCATCACCTGCCGCTTTAACCATACTATCAAACGAGTTAATTGCTTTTCCTTTTTGAGTAGCAGCAAGCAATTCTCTTAGTTCAGTTACAACTATGTTTTCATCTAGCGCACCATATTTAATTCCTTCATCTATATTAGCTAATAATCTTTCTTCAGTGGACCCTGCTAATCTTCCAGAATTATAAATATCATCCACTTGCATTTTAACTGAATTAGTTACTGAAGCTCTACCACCAATCAGTCCTCTCATTAATGCAAAGTCTGCTGCCGTTACAAAGTTTCTTGATCCAGTAGCAGGTGAGCCAACTGTTTTACCCCACTGTACTCCTGCCTTAAATTGAAGGAAAGTAGCATAGCCTGGAATTTCTGCTAAGATATCTAGTGGTCCTCGATTACTTGTTAATATTTTAGCTGTTTCTGCATCAGTCCATAGTTCACTTAGTTTAGTTCTTAAACCTGACATACCCTCAATTCTTCCTACTTGAACAACTTCCATTGTTTCTTTTCCAGCTCGTGCTGCTTCTTTACTTGTAAATACTTGACCTTGTTTTAACATTACTCTTGCAAGGGAATCATACATTTGTTTATTAGCAACAGCAGCCATCATGCTTGATGTAGTAAACAAGACATTGTTTTTAAGACCATCTAGACCCTTAACTTCTCCTTTACCCAATAATCTATTAATAACTGATGGTAGCTCTTCACCTTCTTTTAAAAAGCTTTCCAAATCGAATCTCTCGCCAACTTTTCTAAGGATTTCGAATGGGTTTTTATTATCTACTTTTCCCATATTTAAAATTTGTCTAATCATTACATTAGAATAGTCTTTAATAGCTTGTGATTTAGTAACACCTTTTCCCGCAGCCAGCACTGCTTCATCTACTAAACTCGGATCTTTTTTAATAACATTTTCTGCAAACTTAGCAGCATTTATAAATCTAATATCACTATTTGGCATGGCTCTATTTGGATTATTTAAAAAAGCAAAAGATTTTTTAACATAACTTTTTGTTCCACCATTTAATGCTTTAGCAAAACTACTGTCGTCAGGTACATATTTATTATAAACTTTATTTAGCTTAACAATTTCTTCTTTTAAAAGCTTAACAGTATTTTGCATTACTTCAGGAAGATTACTTAGTTTTCTTTTACCATCTAATACTTCTTCAATTTCATCGGCAATTTTATTCATATAAGAAGGAGAAGTTTTATTAGTATTATATATTTTCTCAGATTGCTTAGCTAAATCATATGATTTTAGTTCAATACTTTTTAATAAGTCTTGAATTTTTTTTCCTGAAGCTCTAATCTCTCTGCTTGCAGAACCCTTAATAAATAATGCTTCTGCTGTATTTTTTCCTGCTGATCTAATCCAAGAAATAGCATTGTCTATTTTTTTTAAACCTGATTTTACTGGATCAATATTATCAACAGTAAATCTTCTCCATTGTTGGTAATCAGGTAATTGTTGAGTCCATTGTTTAACTCTACCCATTCCTGTTAAAACAATTCGTGTTCCAAATTGATTAAAGACTACATCTGCATTACTTCTAAAGGCTTTAGCTATAGATGGAAGCACTACAGGATCCTTTGCCATGGTCCATGTTGCTGCTTTCATGAAAGGATTAAAAACTCGACCAAGTAAATCATAAGTTAAACCTACTCCATAACCTAAAGTTCTAACTGCTCCACCAAAGGCTACTCCTATTAATGGAAAACCTAATCCTATCATAAATCCTTCTTTTCCATATTTAATTTTGTTTGAAAGTCTAGCAGCGGCAAGCTCTCTTCCTGTTTTTCCTTCTTCTTTAGTTCTTTTAAAAAACATAGGATCTAATTTTCTTTCACCACCTGATATTAAAAAGTCTGTTGCTCCTAAAGACAAAGCTCCTGTTCCCATTCTTTGAGCAAGACTTGCTCCCGATTGAATAAATCTATGTTTGTTTGCAAGTTTGGCATTGTTCATGAAAAGAGTTCTACCTTTAAACCACTTGACAGCATTTGGTATATTTCTTATTATTTTATCAGTTATCTTCATTGGTACCATGAACTGAGTACCTATTTGAGTAATCTCCCCAGCTAAAGTTTCTGGTTCACCTGAATGGTCTAAAAATTTTCTAGTTAAACCATCTAATTTTTCTGTTAATCGTGGATCAAACTTAGTACCCGTCTTTTCATTTATTTTGTCAGCACCTATATCAACACCAATAGTTAATAACTCTGACAATGCTTTAACAGCTAATGGTGGACCTGTAACTGCTCCTGTCGCAACATCAGCAATATAATCAACTTCTTTCTTGGTGTCTCTTGGTATTAAATTTTTAGGATTTAATCTTTCAAAAAACTCTCTGTTGGGATCCGCTTTACTTTCAAATAATAATTTTTCTTCTTTAGTTATTTCATCTAACTTACCATCTTTAATTTTTTTATTATACTTTGCTTTTTTTCCCCATGTGCTAGTTCCTAATATAGGATCTATAAGCAATATGGACAGTGGATTAAAAACTTTTTTCTTTGGTTTGTGTTTAGGTTCTTTAACGTTATTCCGACTTACTTGAAATCTAATTTGATCTTTAACGTCTTCATCATCCAACTTTGATGGTAGCGAGTCAAGATATTTATATGGTTTTTGGCCCATTACGCCCCCGATTGTTTAGGCAGGAATAGTTGAACGTTATATTTAGTGTTAAATTCGTTTACATCCGCTTGAGTTTGGATTTCTGCAAAGTCAGCGAACGCCTCGTAACTTTGAGAAAGTAATAAAACTATTTCATTACTAATTTCCTGTGGTAATCTATCTCTTAATTGTTCGTAAGAAATATTAATTTGATTTGTTTCACCCTGATCCGTGGGCCCTGGTTCTTGTGCTTGCATTGGCTGTTCAGGCATCACGGCACCTGCGTTTTGATATCCTATTCTACCACCATCTGCTTTTTTGTCAGGTTCAAGAAATTTAGTAGCTAGTCTTAGATACTTGTTAATTAATAATTGAAGTTTTTCCGAATAACCAACATCACCTCTTGACCAATTAGTTCCTGTTGCCGGATTTATTTGAGATTCAAGTTCACCTCTAGCATTATCGTTAGCAATTTGATACGCTTCAGAATTACTTAAAATTTTGTACTTATCAGAAATGTCTTCACCTAATACAATTACATTGTAAGTGTCACTTCTTTTTTGATCTTCTAATTCTTTTATATTTTTTGGATCAGTTTCCGCTTTAATTAAAGGATCCCAATAGTTATTAATTTGTTCTACAATAAATTCTTTTTCACCCTTAGCGTCTAACTCGCCTAAGTATCTTTCTTGTTCCAGTTCTTGACCAAACTGTTTCTTTTGTTCTTCAAATTTTTCTTTTTCAAAAGCAAATTTTTCATCGTATAATTGTTTTTGATAGTCTCTTTCTTCTCCAGCTGCTCTGGTAGCTTGGAATTCTTTAAATGGTCCTTTAGCTGATGATGCTACTTGTTGAAATATGTTTCCTGATTTGGGTCTTGATACTAAATCAAGTCCCATGTTAATTAAAAAATCATTAAAGTTTCTACTTCTAGGGGGTGATACTCTTTGATCAGATGGGTTATCTGTTCCTTGATATCCTTGTCTCGGTTGTAGTCCTGAAGTAATTCCTTCAGCAGTACCACCCATTCTAAACATTGGTCTTCTTAAAGTTCTGTTCATATTAATTTTGTATTACTGTAGATGGTTTTCCTGCACCTACCACGTTACCATAGATACCACCAAGAGTTGATCCTATTCCAAGAGCCGTGGCTAATGGACTAGCGTTTGGTTGAACCATGGATTGATATTGTTGTCCCATTGATCCCATTAGATTTCCTAAACCTGTACCCAAGAATCCCATTCTTTCATAAGGTTCGTATAGACCCATTCTTGTTTTTTCTCTTTGTGCATCTATGTTTGCTTGTGCATAAGCTTGATCAGCTGCGCCCACTTGACCCGCTCTTGCTATATCTGTTCCTTGTAATCCTTGTAATGCTCCACCTAATCCTTGTTGATATTGTCCAAGACCTAATTGACCCTGTGCTAATCCTTGTTGTGCACTAGCTAATTGTGCTCTTTGTCCTGCCATTCCTGCTTGTTGTCCAGCTTGTCCAGCTTGAGCTGAACCTAAACCAAGTTGTGCTTGACCTAATCCTAATTGACCTTGTGCAAGTTGTGCTTGTTGTTGAGCTAATGATCCTGTTGCTTGACCTAATCCTAATTGACCTTGTGATAACATCATTTGATTAGCTAAATCTTGTTGTCTCATTCCTGCTGCTTGACCATAACCTTGTTGTAACATCTGTGCTTGTAGTGCTGCTCTTTGTGCATCGGATCCTGATTGATATTCAGATTGCATAACGCCTTCACGACCACCACCATAACCACCTAATGCCACCGCTTGATCTGATATAGCCTGTTGTCTCATCGCTGCTTGTTTGTCAAATTCTGCTAATGTTGTATCAATTACTTGTGATTGATAAGGCGACATGTAAGAAGAAATTGATCCTGCACCTGTTCCTGTACCCGTTCCTGTTAATCCTGCTGCTGTACCTAATCCTGTTCCTGCTGCGCTAATGTATGGAGATACTCCACCAAGTGTTATACCAGCTCCTGTTAATCCTGTTCCTGCTGCACTAATGTATGGTGATACTCCTGCAGTTGTTGTGCCTGCTGTACCAAGAGCTGTTCCCGCTCCCGTTAATTCTTGTCCTGCAATTCCTAATCCTGTTTGTGCTAATCCTAATCCTGTTTGTGCAAATTGTCCTTGTTGAGCAGCTCCTGCAGCTTGTGTTGCTGATCCTGCTCCTGTAACGTAAGGTTGATAAGAACCAATACCTGCACCTGTTAATGATGTTGCTTGTTGTTGTAATGCTGTTTGTGGCGCAACCTTCGGAGCCATTCCAGTAATATCTGCAGCGGTAAATGGCTTCTTAGCCAAGTCTCCCATAGATTTAGTATATTGTTCTGCTAAAGCTTCTATCTGTGGGTTAAATAAATTTCGTTGTTCTGTTACAGCCATTACAATACCTCTCCAAGTCTTTGTTGTGTTTGAAACATTTCTCTAGCACCTTCAAGTCCTTGTGACTGTTGTGATACTTTACCACCTGCTTCTAAATTTTCCATTAAGTTTTCCATAACTTCTGCACCTTTATCTATATCTCCACCACCTGCATTTCTAACAGCATCTGCTGTAAATACAAACTCATTTTTTGATAATCTTGCAGGTACATCATCTGCTCTTTCTTCGCCACCTAACGGCACGAAGCCACCTTCAGCTCTATAATCTTTTTCCATACCACCTAAATCCATTAATCCACCTTCGGCTCTACCAACTCTACCACCTGTTGCATAATCTGATTCAATCATTTTTTTAAATGATGAAAAGGACATAGGTGTATCTGCATACTCATTTAACCCTAATTTTATTTCTTTAACATATGCATCATATTTATCTTCTATAGTTTCATAACCTGCATAACCACCTGGTTCATTTACTAATCCACGCTTTGATTTCATTATACCCTGTTGTGTCATCATTCTCGGGTCCATCTGTGCCATCATTCTAGGATCCATCTTTGGTCTTGGCATTTGACTTGGTGGTGTTGGTGTTGATTCATCATCTGGAAATGATTGTGAATTAAAACCTTCTGGTGCAATTGATACTGGAGGTAAACCTGCGCTACCACCGTATGCAAATTCTTCATCATCTTCTTCTCCATACATTGCACTTAGTGCAGCGGCTCTATGATCTTTACCACCTGCATAACCTATACGTCCACCGTCAGCTGCAGTTGCAAATCTAATAGAATCTGTAGGTATATCTGAAAAATATTTCAACCATTTATCTTTTTCTGCATAATCATAACCATCTTTATCTTCTTCTGGATTCGCTGCCGTGTATGCACCAGCAAGTGCTGAGGCACCTGCTATCCATGGGAAAGGTTTGCTGCTCATTGAACCTAGCATCTTGGACCACATGCTATCTCCTCCCGGATTACTAACTCCGGGAACACCTTTAAACATTCTAGAAAATAAACCGGCTTTACTTTTTCCAAACGGAATATTACCTAAACCATACATCAAAGCAGCTTTACCAATTGGTGACTTCGCAATTTTACTAATAGCTTTAGTTGCTTTCTTAACTAATTTTCCTAAACCGTATGCCTGTCTAAGATCCGTGATCCCTCCACCAGCATACCCAGTTCTTCCGCCTTGAGCCATCAACTCTGGTTTTAAATTTTCAAATTTGTGAGGATAAAAAGGTTCTGCTCTTCGCTCTCCTTCAAATGTGTCAGGATAAAAAGGTTCTGCTATTGGTTTTAAATCTTCAAATCTGTTAGGAGTTTTGTAATAATCTGACATATCTCTTCCTAGTACTATAATCTCATATATTTCCTTATCAGTCGCACCCCTTTCTCTTAAATATTTTAGCTTGGCATCCATATCATTTAAAACTGGATCATCAACATCGCTTCCTTTTTGAACTTGAGCTAAGTATTTTAATCCTTGATTGGATTTATAATCTTTACCACCAGCATACCCAATTCTTCCACCGTCAGCTAATGTTAACATATTAGTGCTTTGGTTAAATT